TATAAAGAATTGTATTAAAGTAATCATTCGCCTGTGTCGTGCTAGTTGCACCGATAGTCGGCGTAGGCAGATTCTGTGTGCAGAGTGCTTTGAAGCCAGAGGGGGCGGTGTAGGCAAAGGCTCTTTGACCAAAGTTGAAAGTTGCTTGTTCCGTTCCCGTAGTTGACGCATCGCTATATCCGGGAAAATACGTTCCTGCTGGTATTGATGAGTATGCAGTTCCTTGGCTTGTTCCATTTTTATAGAAAGTTAGCGTTCTTGCATCTGCGTCAAAAGCCACTCCAACAATGTCGTTTGTTGCGTAAGTTGCACCATAAGACGCACCGCTTCCAGAATTGTATTTCTGACCATTAAAACTGGCGTAAGAGTAACTTCCTGAAAATTCCCCAAGATAATTTAAGATTGGTATGCCAGCAGTAGTAATTCCAATAAAAGTTCCGTCACCACTTACTTCATCAAGCAATACTTCCCAATACCACTTTCCAGAATAAACCCCGATAGTAGCCAAACACAAACCATTGTCTGTAGAGCCAGTTGTTATTTTTAGGTTTCCATTAGAAAGAGTGGTGTCTGTTGGATTAAATAACGGATTCAGCGTAGCGTAATTCCCACGCACCTCACCACCAACACCAGTATCGGTTCCGTAGGATGTGGGCGAATCTACTAAGGAGTCATTGCCGGAGCCAGCGGTTACAGAGAAGTTATTAGGCGTCCAGTTGTTACCGTTGCCTGAACTGTCCTTGCCTAGCGTCGTGCTAGTAGTGCCTGAGTTGTCTGCAAACTTGAGGTAAAAGCCGTTAGTGCCGTATGTGCCTGAGAAGGCTTTAGGCTTCCATACACCTGTGTTGGAGTCTGTTTCACCAAAGTCTGATGGCGTTAGTTGTTGACCGTCAATGAAGTTTATTTCGGTCATGTAGCCGTCATAATAAAAACTGCTTGTAACTGTGTAACGACCAATGTTATGGATTACATTATTATTTATTCCGCTGGCTTCATTTAGTGATGGGTGTGTTTCTACAGTCCAGTTGTTAACCTCGACTCCATTAACCCACAACCTAGTTCTATTCCCTGCGGTTGCGTTTGTCGTGTCCCAAACCCAAACTAAATGATACCAAGCAGACAAGTCACGATACACTGGAGTTGACTCGTACTCGGCAGTTGAATTTCTAATTTTAATAATGTCAGTGGTTGTCCAATAAATGTACGAAGCATTTGATGGGTCTGCGCTTAACAAAAACAAACCAGAGCCGTTCTTGCATTTTTTAGCCCAACATGAAAATGTCCATGTGGTTCTACTACCAGCACTAGCCGGGGTACGGTTCAGATACGCCGAGTCTGCGCTATTGAATCTGAGACTGCGCTCAATGTTGTAGCCGCCACCACCAGCAGCAGCACCAATTCCAGTAGGTAGAACAGCCATTACGCTAAAGCTCCAGAGTTAACTACATAGACGTTAGTACCATCTGAGAAGTATGACAAGACATACGTACCAGTAGCTGATAAAGTTGTCAACGCACCAGTAGCTACCTTGGTATTAGCATGAGCAGCTACTGTGTAGTTGCTTCCATTAACTAGCAGGATAAACCCAGACTGACCAGCAGTGATGTTAGTAAAGGTCAGGGTTATAGAACCTGTTGGAGTACACTTGAAGTTGTTAGTTACGTTCATGTCAAACGAACCATCGTTGTCAGTAGTGACAGTGCCACGCTGTGAGGCTGTAAAGGTATTGGTTAAGTCTGCTTTAGCACCAGAGATATCTACTACAGTACCTCCAGAGTTCTTAACATAAAGCTTACGATCAGCAGTGTTTACCGCTAATTCAGCTCCACTAGAAGAATTAGTTAATGCCCCAGATGCTGGAACAGACGAAGCTGTATCAGAGCGTTTAATTAGAATAGTTGCCATTTAGTACGTACCTCCAGAAATTGTTCCAGTTACTACAGTGCCTACAGTTGTAATATTAGATGAACCAGCCCAAGTTGATAATGCAGTATTCTCTACGTTACCTAGTCCTACCGTAGAAGTAGTAAATGTTTCCCAAGTAGTATCATAGTCTGTGCTAGATACCTTCTTTAGATACTGTCCAGCAGTGCCGCCAACAACTACTCCGGGTCCAGTTGGGCCAGTTGCGCCAGTAGCTCCTGTTGCGCCAGTTGCCCCGGTAGCACCAGTAGCACCCGTTGCTCCAGTAGGAATACTGAAGTCAAAGATAGCAGCAGAGCTAGTTCCTGCATTCGTTACAGTAGCAGAGGAACCTGCAGCTCCAGTAGTTACTGTGCCTACAGCAATCGTGGCAGCAGCTCCAGCAGCCCCTGTTGATCCTGTAGAGCCAGTAGCTCCTGTTGCACCTACTGGGATAGTTAAGCTTAGAGTCTGAGTAGGAGCAGTGCCAGTAATCGTAGCAGCTGCGCTAGAACCTACAGAGCCAGTGGTAACTGTACCAATTGATAAGCTGTTAGCTGGTCCTGCAGGGCCTGTTGCACCAGTAGCACCTGTGGCCCCTGTAGCTCCTGTTGAACCTGTAGCGCCAGTTGCACCAGTAGGAACTCCAAGAGTTAAAGTGTAAGTACCAGAGTTGTATGAAGCAGTGGCGCTAGAGCCAGCAGATAATGTGTTAGCAGTAACAGCAAAGTTAGTTGCTAAGTTAACTGAAGCGGTTTCGCTAGCTAGTGCAGCAGCAGCTGAAGCAGCGGCATTGGTTGCTGAGGTAGACGCAGCACTAGCTGAAGAAGCTGCGTTACTTGCGTAAGTATTGGCGTTGGTAGCATAAGACTGTGCATCAGTAGCATTCGATGCAGCATTTGCAGCGGAAGAAGCAGCTGCAGCAGCAGAGCCACCAGCAGCAGAAGCAGAACCTGCAGCAGTTGATGCAGACGCAGCAGCGTTTGTAGCAGCAGTCTGAGCTACTACAGCCTGATTATTAGCGTCATTGGTAGCGTCACCTGAACCACCGGGACCTCGATACAAAGCCATAAGTTATCCTTTGTAGTTTTACTCAGTAGACTGCGTGAATCTACTTAGTAAAACTCCCCAGCCCTTGTGAGGCTGAGGAGAGCCACTAGCTTATAAAGCCTTAGGCAGGAACTGCGAGAGCAACAGCAGAGCCGTCACGCAACTCAGCAACACCGTACAGCATATCGCTGGTAAACAGAGTACCAAGATACTCTTGCTTGTACTGAGTCTGTGAACGAACACCCATCTGCTCGGCTAACACAAATGCGTCTTTGTGTGCTAACAAGCAGATACGGTCTGTGCCAGAACCACCAGCAGCAGTGTCGGCGTTGGTGGTAACAAATACCTTAACACCAAACACGTCACCGATTTGACCGTTACGGATTGTGTTGTTACCGCCCTGCTCACCTACGAAAGCCTGCTCCGTAAAGCGAGAGATGCTCATCAACGTGTTACGGCTCGAAGGAGGAACAATCAGGAAACGATCCGTCATCGGAACGTCTTGGTCATCAAGACGCTGGATTGAACGGCGAATACCTGCCTCGCCAAGAGCAGAAGCGTTAGACGTGCTGGAGTTGTACACAGTTGCGCCAGTCGAACCAATGAATGCATTCGTGCTAGCAGCAGCAGTAGCGTAGTCACTTGTACCAGCTACACCACCGTTGACAGTACGACCAAGCTGAATGAGGTCAACGTCAACACGCTTTGCCAGCGCATAACCAGCGTCATCCGTGTAGAAGCGGCGCAGCGAAGACAGAGCCTGAACTTCGACAATATCTTCAATCAAGCGGCTATACTCATAGTGCTTGTTGATGAGAACCTGAACTTCTGTCTCAGTTGCAGCAATCAGTGTTACCTGACTGGATGCAGTCTTGACAGCAGCATCGCCACGAGTGGGCTTAGGAATGTGAAGTGTATCGCCCTTCTTGCCTTTGAAAGACATTTTAGAGAACAGGTTAGCAGCAACCAAGTTCTTTTTGTAAGCAGCGATGATTTCATCAGACCAAATCTCAGGGATAAATTTATCCGCTGTTGTTTTTGTTACGTGATCGGTACCAAGAGCCATTTTAAATCTCCTAAATGATTAAGTTTATTTAACTCGACCCTGAGCGTATGCAGCCATAATTTCATCTTGTAGCTGATAATAACGGTCTGGGTCTTCCAGTTGTAAACGGATTAGATCCGCTCTTCGATAGACCTTTGCAGAAGTAGCGCCAGTATTAGAACCAACATCCACTGTAGCTGACTTGACTGCTGCTTTCTGTGCCGCTTTAATCTCTGGCGCAGGAGCAGAAGCTGTAGGAGCTACGGCTTTAGGTTTAACATAATTCCAAGTACCAAGAAGTTCTGCTGCAGAATCATAATCCATATTTGCATCAGCTGCTGCGTATAAACGCAAACGAACTGGAGAGGCTTTCACCCACTCAGCAAATGCTGGGTCTCCTACAGTAGACTCAAAGTCAGGGAAATCTGTCTTAAGCCTGTTTAATGTTTGCATCCTTTTCATCTCAGCGACTTGTTCTTTAGCCTCTTTGACTGCAGGATGGTTCTCTACTTCCTTGCGTACTGCCTTCTTCGGATCTTCAAAGAAATCGATCTCGTCTTCTTTTGTGACCTCAACTTCTTTCTTATTGTCGAGTTGTCGCTTGATTAGTTCGTCTGCAAGCTTACGTACTTCACCAACTTCCTGAGCCTGTCTACCAATTAGCTTCTCAGCCTCTTGGTGCATCCTGATTATTTCATCAAGACTCTTGCCCTTGTACTTGGTTGGAAGGTTCTCCTCTGCAGGAGCTACTTCCTGTACGGTTTCAACTTGAGGTTCTTCAGCTACTTGCTGAGTCTCTTGCTGAGTAATATCACTTGCTTCAAATAACTCTTCTTGCGTATCGGTAAAAGATGCGGCCACATTATCCTCCTGTCCACAACGGATTCTAGGAACTTTAAAATGTCACTTGGAATCAGCTCTGCTGTTTCTTGTAAGCGACTCTAGTTGCTTCTTCGTGTTTTCTAGCCCACGCATCACACGCTGAAGGAAACGCACCTGTGATGCCCTCCAGACTGATACGGGGTGACGAGATAATACGAGAAGCTTCATTGCGACAATGTGGACACTCTATAGAGCGTACCTCATCATCGACCAATTTTTCGGTGAGGTGGTCTTTAACGCACCTGAACTCAAATATCCGTTTCATCTGTTAACTCCCTATAGGCTTCTTCCGAAGTTTGCTTAAGGTTTATTACCCAGTTTAGGATATCTAACTGTCCTTTGGCGTAGTGTAAGTCCTCAACACCAGTCAATCTTTCAATCTTATTGTAGGCATCCAGCATTTTCTGGGTGTCTTCAACTAGATCTTTCCATCCTTTTGAGGCCATCATGTCAAACCTAGCCTCATAGTATTCCTGAATGTCTTTATCCACAGTTTCTCCTATCTAGGACTGTGTTGTATTTCTACAACATATAATCTATTATACCATACTTTTATTGATTTGTCAAGTACTTATTGTACTTTTCTATTCATCTGAGCTTCTACGATGTTTTCCTTAGTCTGAATCTCTCTCTCCTTTAGGATAAGCTCAGCTACCTTAGCACGTCTTTCAAACTCGCCTTGGTTAGAACCATCTAAGTTAGTAGATACTGACTGAATAACTTTAGCTCGTAGCTCCTCTGGCATTAGCTGGGCTTCAACCATA